GCCAGGTATTAGTCAAATTTGGTTACAGAATCCATATATGGAAAATGATATTGTTGGAACTATAGTGCCTGATCCTGTCGATGATAGATTACTAATCTATAATATAGATCCTGACACGCTACCTCAAAACACACTCAATCCGGTAGATAGCGTCATTAATCCTCAATTAACTGGTCCAAACGCAGGACTTCCAGGCCCTATTAACGGTAGAAGATATCTAATCGTTGAAGATATAGGTAGTGAAGGTAATAGTACAGTAGCATGGGGCGATTTAGTTGCTGAAGCAAATGACATAATACAGTTTGACAGTTCTACGATGTCATGGTTTGTTTCATTTGATGCAAGCGAATGTACCACTGTAGAATATGTGACTAACCTTACTACAAATTTACAATACCGTTATGTCGATCAAGAAGGACAATGGATGAAGAGTTACGAAGGTTGGTATGGAGAGGGCGATTACAGTATTGTAATTTAATAGAATACTGATAAACTATATCTATGCAAAACACTTCAGCAGGATTATTCTTTTACAGTAAAAATACCGGAAGATTTTTGTATTTGCTACGTAGCGACAATAATTGTAGTTGGGGTGTGCCCGGAGGAAAAATAGAAAAAGATGAAACCTTGTTAGAAGGTATAGAAAGAGAATGCATGGAAGAGATAGGATATTTTCCTAATGATGCAAAATTAGTTCCTATCCAAAAATTTGTTAATAATACTTTTACGTATCATACATTCTTTTGTGCCGTCGACGATGAGTTTGTACCTATTTTAAACAACGAACATATAGGTTATGCATGGGTAGGCATGAATCAGCACCCGAAACCAATGCATCCCGGATTATTCAGCACAGTAAACATTGATATAGTTAGAGAAAAGTTAGAAACACTCACAAAATAAAAACGGGGCTTTCGCCCCGTTTTTACTAGTCAATTGACTATTTTCACTGCGATAAAAACATTTGAACTGCTTCGACCCCAGTAGCACCTAATAGTGCTGCTGCTCCCATTAGCATCCATTTTATTTTCTCAAAGCCGGATACTTTGTCTGAGAGTTCCTCATGTTGTTTAGTTGAAATATCTTGAAATTCTTTCAGCAATGCTTTAGTTTCAATCATATTTCTATCTAGGCAATCATGAAGGTCTTTAACATCAGTTTTGAGTTCATCAACTTTTTCATGTAGGTTTTCGACCTCAAGTTGTAGAACCGCAACTTCTGTAGCTGTTTGCTCAAATTTAATTTTTCTAGCAGTAGTAGCCATTATAATACCCTATTAAGCGTTTGTAATAGTGACTACAGGTGGTAGTGATGCATTTGCGTTCGCAGCGATTGCTGAGTTGAACGATGCGATCACATCAGGATTGACATCTGCCAATACCGCTGTACCTGTACCTGAACCTGCACCAGTAGCAACGAATGTGATACCAGTCATGTTGGCGAATGCGCCAACAGCAGTCCAATCAGTATTACCTGCATTATAAATGGTATATACTGTACCCTGTACAAGTGATGATGCTGCAACCTGTGCTGGGAACACCTCTGAATTATAATCATTCAATGATGAAACCTTACTTGTTGCTGTGTTGGCATAAGTTGCTGTAATAGTCATTGTGTTTGGTGACAATGCTGTATTGGCAACGTTAGCAGTGGAACATTGTGCTGTTAGACCAGTTGTTGCACCTGTTACTAAGTACTTTGTCTTGCCCTTTTGACGAACAATGAAGCCTGCTTCTGGAGTTGCATAGATGAATGAAGAACCTGATGCAGCCGCGGCCGCATTCGCAACTAATTCAACTACATCTTGTTGTGCGTCCGGAGTACCAGTAGCACTAGACAAATCAACTTCTGCACCACCCAATGTTGTTGAAACAGTGAATGCAGATGCGTTAGCAATTGCTTTAACAAAATAAATTTGACCAGAAACTAAGCCGCCCAAATTAGCAGTAAATCTTACTGTACCGTTAGCAAGCAATGTTTGAGCATTACCTGAAGTACCAATGATGTTACCTGTATTTTGTGTGTTAGCAACAGCAACAGTTGTTAAACCTGGAACTGTATTTGCAAAACCTAGAGTAGTATAATCAGTTGTTGTACCATTAATGTTTGCACTTGCAACTTGAATTACAGAACCTACACTTAGTGCGTTTGCCAAATCAGTACCAATACCAGTTACATACGCGGTATCAGTAGCAGAATACAATGTACCTGTACCATTTTGACCAATTGCTACGTTAGAAAGAACTTGACTACCGTAGATTGCTGTATTGCCACCAACTACGCCATATGTATTTGCGTTAGTTGCTGGATAGCCTGCACCACCGATTGGATTGTTGAAATATGCATCAACAACGCCTACTGTTGCAGCTACAGTGCCTGAATCTGTGGCTAGTGCGAATTCAGTGTATGTTGGATTTGCTGAAAGTTGTGTTTCTGAAACAGTGAATTCACTGTTTGGACCAGCATTGACAACTGATAGAATCCAATATGTAGTACCTGCAACTAAGTTGCCGATATTGCTTGCTGGGATGAATGGCATACCAGCAATGATACCTAAATTAGTAAAATTAGCGTTTGTAGTTACTAAATTTGTACCTGTAGTTGTATCTGTAATTGTTACAACTGCCTGTGCTTTTGCGATTTTAAGTGGACGACCCATTGTTTTGTTCTCCTATAATGCCGGGTTCTAGCCGTTACGCGGCGGGGACCGCATAAGTTCATAACAACAACGTCATGAACATACTATATTTATCAAAAAATACTATTTTATTGCGTGATTATTATGTAGTTGGTCCACCAGCTGCTGGAGTTGCTAGAACGCCAGTCGTGCCAGTGTTAGGATGAGGAGCACCCATTTCAGTAATACTGAATGGTTCTGCATTACCGCCAACGTCTAAGAATGATACTACATTACCTTGACCCACGATGATACTATTTTGAACAGTATTTGCAGGAATGATTGTTGAGTTAGCATCTGCTACAGTGTATGGAACACCATATGGATTATAACGTGCTGTTGCGCCTGATATTGCTACAGCGGCATTAGCAGTCAATGTTAAACTTGTATTATTAGCGATTGATTTTACAATTCCTACTGTACTACCTGCTGTGTTTCCTATCCAAGCACCTATATTTAATTGTGACAAAAATGCTGTACCTGATCCAGTAACAGTGTCACTAGTTGTAGCGCAAGTTACAGTACCAGTTAGTGCAACATTAGGAAAACTGGTAGTATATTGAATTGGTGAGGCTGTAGTAGCAATTCTAACTTTGTCGGTTGCTATATTTGCTGATGCTGTGGCTGAACCACTTGCTGTATATACGTATGATGCCATTGTTTTAATCCTGTGTTGTATTTATTCTTAAATTCTTCCAACCAATACTTCAACTACACCTTCATCATCTGTCAATTTATTTGTTATTGCTTTACCTATAACAGTACCGACCTTAGGCATAGTTATTGCAGCTTTAGCTAATCCATTACCGGCGCTGATTAGCATATCTCCCTTGCTTATCTTACCTATAACTCTAACTGGAACACGACCAATTAGTGCGATCATGACTGGGTGCTCTGTATGTAAGCTTCCATTCATAACGTATGCAGGTTCGCTAGATACTACACCTGCAATTTTATTACTTTCTGATCCTGCTACTGTTACCTCTTGCTCACCACCAAATTCTAACACCGTGCCTGGAATGTAGTTTTTATCCGCGGCATAATATTCAGCAAGGTCAGCATAAGTCGCTTCTAATCTTGATCCTGATGTTAACGTCCAGTTGCCAGTGATAGTACCTGGTGTTGCAGCGGCACCTGTTGTTATAGATGTTAGTACTAACGGATTTGAACCTGTAATGGTTAAATTTGTAAAACTTGCATTTCCTGCTGTAACGTTTGCAAGATTTGCTGTACCACCGACTGTTAGATTTCCATTCGCTGTGATGTTGTTACCGACTATAATATTGCCGGGGCTTACTGTTAAATTGTTAGTTGTTTTATTAAATGTAAAACTAGCACTTGCATCTAACAAGTTGTTTGTATTAAATTGAACGCTTGTAGTCACGCCTGCGGCATTTGCTGAACCTTCGCTCCCGGTCGGTGCACAAGTTAAAATACCGCCTGATACATATGTGCCAAAACCTGTTGTATTGACAGGCGCTGTCAAAGTAATATCTGAATATAAAGCAAATGAATTATTAGTTAAGTTTCCAATGAAATAAGAATTTCCATTTACTTGAGTCATTCCTGTTACGCCTGTAATCGTAACTTCTGACCCATTTGTCAAATAAATATTTTCCGCGGTAGTGACAATGCCCGGGTTAGCTTTACTAATATTAGCGATGTTTGCTGTCACAAATACTTTAGGAGTCCAGCTTAAATTTCCTGTGCCGTCAGTAGTAAGCACATAATTAATACCGCCGCCTTGGATTGCGACATTGCTTACATCTCCTAAATTTACATATCCACCTGCGTCCCCGCCCCTGTTGACCCAATTGTCACCATCATATACTAATACTTGACCATTAGCTAAATTTAAATCGTTTATGTTTAAATTAGAGTTGCCGGCGCCATCTAATTGACTAAATGAGATATCAGAGTATGCAGTTAGAACTTCGACGTTTTCTGTATTACCTGTTGTTTTACCAATAAAAAGACGATTAACGTCGGCTGCAAAACCAAATTCTGCTTGATCTAATTGCGGCAAATCAACTAATTCACCGTAACGTTGTTGAATTTTAGAAATCTGTATAATTGACATAGTTGTACTTACACCGGTAGTACAACTATTTATGCTTTTATATTACAGGAATTGAGTGTAATATTCTTCTACTCTACGGAACCATTTGTCTGTGTTTT